TCAAGCCCCTACGCCATGCAATCCCACGACATCTGAAATCTTTGCCTCCACGGCACTACCTACCGCTTCTAAGTCCTCATCGAAGAGTTCGGCATAAATGTCAAGAGTTATCGCGGCAGACGAATGACCGAGTTCTCTTTGCACGACTTTCACGTTCGCCCCGGCTGAAATCATCAGGCCGGCCGCCACGTGCCTTAAACCGTGTGGGGTGACTCGCGGAAAATCAGGGTACTTATCCATACAGCGGTCTAGGGCGTTGTAGTACCACTTGCCATGTGTGGGTGGTTTCATCGGCGTGCCGTCACGACGCGGCCACAAAAGCTCGTCCGGCCCTTTGCCTTCCATCACTGGCCCCAGCATCCGCATCACGGACACGGGTACGGATACTTCCCGCACCTCGTGGGTTTTAGGCGTGCCAATAATAACTTCACTACCCACGGTGACCGCGTTACGCTCGATGTTGATGCGGTTCCGTAGCACGTTCACGTCCCGCACCCTAAGTGCTGCTGCTTCACCCCACCTAAGGCCTACGGTGCCGAGTAGCCACACCAGCTCCCGGTATCGGGTGCATTCACCCACCAGCAAGCCAAGCTGCTCCGCCGTCAGGTACACCTTCCTCGCTGCGTCTTTACGCGGTAGTTTCACGCCCCGCGCTGGATTCTCACGCACCGCCTTATCCATCACCGCCAGGTCAAGAATCTGCGCCAGTACCGCATGAGCTTGCCTCACCAATGACGCGGACCTATCCAGACTAGATACCCACGCCTGTACCTCCGACGGTTTAATCCCAGCCACCTGACGCCCACCCCACTTGGGTTCTACGTGGTTGCGCCAGACTGCCAGCATGTCATGCCGCGTTTTCGGTTTCAGGTGGGTGAGGTTCGCCTCCCACGGTATGGCGACTTCCCCTACGGTTACTTTCCCGGCGTTGGGGTCTATCCAGTCGCCGGTGCGTATGGTGGTGGCGTTCTTATCGGCCCACGCTTGTGCCTCGTTTTTCGTGCGGAATCCTTGCTTAGTCTTGTTCTTTCCCGCGGGGTCGCGGTACTGCACACGCCACGCCCGAGCTTTAGCGGTCTTGTACGGCTTGATGCTTGCCACTATAATTACTCCTTGTTAGCCAGGGCTGAAAGACGCCCCGGGCGACAATTCCGACCCCTGGAACGGGTTGAGTTTCCCGCCCATTGGTGCTGCACTTCCACATGACAAGCACCAAGGGCGGTCTTTATTGCGTTTTAGAGGTTATCTACGGCGTATTGCGCCTGCTCTGGGGTAAAGCCCTCAAATTCGCTCGTGAGCTGGTTGTAGACAGCGTCCGGGGACATAGCTTGCATCTCGAAGTAGTCCTTAGCCTTTTCCAGCGCGTTCTCATTCCAGTCGGCTTCTACGTTGTCGATGGCGTACTGTGCTGCTTCTGGGCTGAAGCTCTCGAATTCGCTGGTGAGCTGGTTGTAGATACCAGTTTGGGACATGTGCTGATACTTCGCGTAAGACTCTGCTTTCTTTAGAGCATTCTTGTGTTCCTTGGGGACGTCCTGCTCATCGTTTTGTTCTTCGGCAGGCTGCTCTTCGGCAGGCTGCTCTTCGGCGGGCTGCTGCTCGTTGTCTTCAGCTGGCGATTCCTGTTGAGCTGTGTTCTGCTCATTGGACGTATCGGAGGTTCCCTTATCGTCGTCTCCGCCGCTGGACAGGTTGGAGATGATGGCAATCACGATGATGATGCCGAGGATGATTGCGCCCCATTTGAGGCACCCGCCCTTTTTCTTCTTTTTGGGCTGCTCGTTGTTTTCGCCCACGGGCTGTGCTTCGTTGTTGTAGGGGGAGGACATGAGGGGATTTCCTTTCATGAAGGTTGCGGTTCAAGTTTTACGACTTTGCACGCCGGGTTAGCGGGTGTGGTCGAACGTTTTTAGGCTACTTGATTCGCAGCCATGGTTTGCCAAGTTTTTAGGACTTTGACCGTCACGCCTAGCTCGTGGGCTAGTACGGAGGGGTGTGGTCCGTAGATTGCTTCTGTGGTGGCGTAGTCTGCCGGGTTGATGAGGAGGCGGGCGGCGAACCTGTCGGCGCGTAGTTCGTGTGCCCCGTGGTGGCCGGGCGGGTCACCATAATGCGCGTGGCCCAACTCGTGGGCTAGGGAGCACAGGGTGGTGACGTCATCCATGCCTACGCGCAGGCTGATGGTGGACCGGTGGGGGAGCCATGCTGCTTTCGGCCCGCCACGATGCCACCTCACCCGATACCCGCGCCGCTGCGCCACATCAATGAGGGCATCAGAGTTAATCAATCAAATCCTCACCTCGATTCAAAGTCTTGACTTCGGCTTCTAGAGCTTTCATGTCTATTTCGTTGACTTTAGAATCGAGTTGACGCTGGTAAGTATTCCATTCTTCCTCGGCTTTATTTACTGACTGCTTGTGTTTCCTCTTTCCGTATCCTTTGAGGACTTCGCGTTCATTGAAGACGAGCCAGGATTCCGTTTTATCGACCCAGTCATTCAAGAGCATGGTTTTGCCCATTTCGGCTTGGTCTTCTGCATAGTCTAGGAACATGGTGGTAAGCCTGCGCATATGCTTGGCCTCGTCTTCGGTGAGGAAGTTTTTAGCTATGCTCATGTCGCTTTTGTGAGGCGATTCTCCGTCCCATGCTGTGAGACCAGCGTATGGCTTGGTGTGGTCTGCGCGTTCCCAGATTAGCTCCGCAGCAGTCCGCCCATGAGTGGCGAAGTGAAGTCGGTTTTGAATCCCTGCGAAGAATTGTTTGACTTCCTTGAATGTTTTCTTCTCTTGGTAGTCGGCGCTGGTTGCGGCGATGACGTCGCAGATTTTGCGGAAGAATTGCCGTTCGGAGGCTCGGATTTCTCGAATAGTCTCGAGTAATTCATCGAAGTGGGTATCGACACCATCGTGTTTGAGTTTCTGAGCATCGATAGCGAACCCTTTGGTGAGGTATCCGCGTAAAACTTCAGTGGCCCATTTTCTAAATTGAGAGCCTCGTGGGCCACGTACGCGGTAGCCAACGGCGAGAATCATGTCTAGGTTGTAGTGCTTGGTTTTCCTGTCTTTACCTGGCTGTTGTAAAAGTTTTTTACATTTAGCTTCGTTGAGTTCTCCTTCTTTGAGTACTTCGCGTATGTGGTGGTTTATGGCTGGGGCGCCGACATCAAAGAGGTTGGCCATTTGGCTGGTGTTGAGCCATGCGTCGTTATCTTTTATTTGGAGTCTTACGTGTGCTTTTCCGTCTTCGGTGGTGTAGATGGCGACTTGGTCTGGCTTAGTCAATGGGGTCTTCTCCTCGCTTCTCTCGTTCTTCCTGCTCGTTGGGTGACGAGTCGGCGGCGTATTCACCCGGGGAGTAGTCAAACTCGCGGACAACACCATCATCGTCATCATGCATTGAATCAGACAAGTCGGACACGGGGGTGAGATGCGGGGTGCCCTCGCGTTCGATGACCTCACCAAAGGTTCCTAGCCAGTGGGATGGCTCGCTGTCGATGCGGCGCGCTACGTCTGCGATTACTTGTTGGTCGCTGAGGGACTGGAGTAGCTCGTCAGGGGAGGGGATGCCGGTTTCTTCGGGAAGTAGATAGCCGGTTTCTAGGAGGGCGCGTACTGGTGAACGGCCGTAGGCGCGGGCCAAAGCGATGACGGTCTCTGCGCTGAGGGTGTTGCGGGCGAGTTGCCGGTTCATGGTTGCGGGGGCGATGTCGGCAAGTTCTGCCGCTGCTCGCCCGGACGCGTTCTGGGTGAGGTTTGCGAACCAATCCTTGTGTTCTGTCATGTGAATCATTATGCGCCATTTAGACGTATGGCGCAAATCGATTCATGTCGTGTGAGCTGGAAAAACTAACACGTTTGTAATTACTTGTTGACAACTCGACTCAAAGTGATCCATAATGATTCACGTAGCGCACAATGCGCCACTCGGACAGAAAGGAGCCACCAATGGATGGCCACTACATTCTTCGCCCCGAGGTCATTGATGAAGCACGCAAGCGCTTCGGAGTCACCTCCGACGAAAAGCTTGCCGCACAACTGAATCTTTCCGCCGGGACTGTGCAACGCGCCCGTCGAGGAAAGGAGTTGCAGTTCACCACTGCAATCAAGCTCCTTAAGGCCGCAGGGTCGGAGCTTTCAGGCATCAAATACGTACCGAAGGCCGAAGTCGTCGCATAAGAAAAGGCCCGGTGCTGGAACACCGGACCAAAGAACAATCAACTCATTAGGAGTGTATCACAATGAATAACAAGCTCGTTACTATCCCGGTTCCCGGAACTTCCAGCCCCATTATGGCGGTGCAGCACGACGGCACCGAATGGGTTGCAGCGCGCCACATCTGCGACGCCCTCGGAATCGATTGGGCAGGACAGTTCACCAAGCTCAAGAAGAAGTCTTGGGCACGCGTTGAGCTTATCTCAACGCACGATTCCAGCGGGCGCAAGCAGGAAATCAGCATGGTTGACCGTCGTACCCTCACGATGTGGCTTGCCACCATCGACACCAACCGCGTTTCCGAAGTGGCTCGCCCCACGCTTGAGGCCTACCAGCTCGAAGCCGCTAACGCCCTGGATTCTTATTTCCACAAGGGTGGAGCCATCAACCCCCGCGCCGAGGAGCACCAACTGAACGCTTTGATGCGCCAGTCGCAGATGCAGATGGAACTGTGCCAGGCAGCTAAGGGTCTTATCCACCCCGACCACCTAGAAGCGAAGGCGCGGATTGTTCTGGCACGTGGCCTAGGTGAGGTGCCGGAACTCAACCCGGAAACCCGCCCCTTGTACACGGCGGACTTCCTCAAGTCCAAGAACCTCTCCAACAAGAAGATGAAGTCCGTGGCCCCAATGTTCGGCAAGCGAATGAAGGCACTGTACACGCTGGAAAAGGGGCAGGAGCCGCAAAAGTACGACCTCACCCTACCCAACGGCCAGGTGCGCCAAGTCAACGGCTACACCGAAGCGGACCGCCCGTTGATGCAGCGCGTGTGGGACCAGTACTACGCCAAAGCATAAGAAAAGGAAAGCTCATGCCACAGGAAAACAGGGAAACCCCCGGCGCTGCAACACCAGGGGAAATCGAAACTATTCCCATAGACGACTACGGAAAAGGTAGCTACACACTTCGTGAACTAGTCAGCATGATTGCCGAGCTGGACCCCAAGCTCGATTCGGTCAATTTGCTTCTGGAGTAGCTGCATACCTAGCGCTAACGACCTCTGGGACTCTGCCATTAACTTTTCATACGGAGTGCGAGCACTCCGTACGGCGTGGTCAGCAGCAATTCCAGCGTGGTCGAAATCGTTCAAATCCACAGTTCTCACCTCACTTTCTGGGGAAGTGTCCCCAGTGGAAGTTTAAACAGAACGGAGCCACACCATGACTAATAAGGAAACCTCGGGCGCTGGAACACCGAAGGTGACCGTGAATATTCCTCGCGAGAAGGACTACTCCCCGGAAGAGGTGGATGAGCTACTCAAGACCGTCACCGATGGGGTTAAGCGACTCACCGTCATCCGTGGCACTCGGATTGATGCTCGCAGCCGGGTCGTCGAAGCGGAGGCCGCGTACATGGCCGCGATTCGCGCCGGGACGGATTGGTACTCGGCGGCTGATAAGGCCGTAGCCGAATTGGCGAAAACACGCCGTCCGTTTACGGCTGATGATGTTCGCGCCACCTGCGGCATGGAGCCAGATAACCCCAACTCATGGGGTGGCCTGTTCACCTACTGGAAAGGCCGGGGGCTTATCCACCATGTGGGTTTCACCCGGTCACGTGGCAAAGCACGTAACGCCTCCGTCGTGGGCGTCTGGCAAGGAAACGACATCGCCTAACTAGCAGACACAGGGGTGCAAGTCCCCTGATAGGCACTAGTCCGCCGTAAACCCACCCCGAGGGGATTGGGCTGGGAACGGTAGGCCACGCAGTACAGAGAACTCAATAGAGAGCCTATCCCGGCAGAGAACAGTAGCCGGGCCGTGTCCATGTGGAACTACTTAATGTGGCGAGCCGGTGTCTTAGAAGGCCACGACCCACATTGCCGACAGGCTGAAACCACCCAACCGCCGTAGCGGGCCAAGGGTGAGGCAACACCACGTAACAGGGCACGAAAAACACCAAGGGCTGACAGGACTAATCACACTTTTTCTTATCACTACTACCAGCGACTAGGGAATGTGTGACTTTCAAAAGCAACCGGGTTCGATTCCCGGCAGCCCACGAAATCAAAACCAGATTTCAGAAAAGGAGAAAAGATATGGCCGGCATTGTTAGGTATCAGGTCATGCCGCCACTGTCAGCGGAAGAATACCAAGAACTATACGAAGACATTAAAGCTAACGGCGTGATGGTCCCCATCGTGGTTGATGAAGATGAAGTCATCGTTGATGGTCACCACCGGGCGAAAATTGCAGCGGAGCTTGGCATCCCATGCCCTGAGGAAATGATTGCGGGTAAAAGCGAATCTGAGAAACGCAATATGGCGTTCACTCTCAACTTGAAACGCCGTCACCTTAACCGGGAACAGCGCCGCGCTTTGATTGCGGAATCTCTCAAAGCAGACCCACAACTTTCCAACCGCGAACATGAACGTCGCACGGGTTCTCATAAGAACACTATTCAGTCCGTGCGTGAAGAACTTGAATCGACTGGGCAAATTGCCCAGTCGGAAACACGGTTGAGTGCCGATGGTCGTGAGCGCCCTTCGTCTCAGCTGCGCCGGGAACCTGTGGAACCTGAGTCGGTTGTACGTGGGCATCCGGAACATGCGGATGAGTCAATCGGGAACATCATCACGTCGGATGACCTCGCGGAGCTAAACCAACCCGTCGAGAAACCGGAACCACATAAGACGGAGCCACGCGCCGAGGCAATCACCTCACAGTTCACATCCGCTATCGCAGACCTGAACCGCGTACTCAACAAGTTCGACCGCATCACACGCGACAAGAACTTCCCCCGAAACAAAGAAAAGGTCGCTGCCATGCACCGCAACGACCTAATCCGAGCAATCGACGAACTACAAACCCTCGTCGATAACACCAACTGAAAGGAATCAGATGTTCATCTCCAACACTATCAAAACCGACATTGTCACCATAACCCCGGAAATAGCAGAGTTGATTCTTGTCAAGAATACACGCAACCGCAATGTATCCCCTGGAAACTATGACAAAATTTGCGAAGCGCTTCGTGCTGGGGAATGGAAGCTTAATGGCGAAGCAATCAAAATCGGCAAAGATGGTCGCCTTCTTGATGGTCAACACCGACTCATGGCTTGTCGCGACACCGGAATCTCATTCCAATCTCTAGTCATCTATGGCCTACCAATTGACACAATTGACACGCTCGACCAAGGAAAGTCCCGGTCGATTGCGAACGTATTGGCTTTGCATGATTACCCGTCACCAACACACACGGCGTCGTTGGTATCGGGAATCCTCAAAATGGAAAAGGCTAGCCTTCGACAAGGCCTTCATAATTCTAGTCACGTTTCCGTTACCGCAAACCAGGTCGTTGATCGTCTTGAAGAAGAACCTTCCTTGGTGGATGTCATGCGCTTTGCTCAGTCAATGCGCCCATCAGGAATTACAGCAAAAGTTGCAGGGATTCTGTATTACAGGTTTTCGCAGATAGACGCAGAAGATGCGGACGACTTCTTCATAAAGCTTCGCGATGGAGCAGGACTAGAACGAGGTAACCCTATCCTCGTGCTTCGTCAAAGGCTCTTGGATTTGAAGGCAAGTACTAATAAGAGAGCTAGCTCTCTGCTGATGGGAGCACTGACCATCAAGGCATGGAATGCCTACCGCAATGGTGAGAAAGTAAAGCTTCTTCGATGGTCTGCCGGTGGCGCTACCCCTGAGCGTTTCCCTGAGCCGATTTAGCGCTACTAGCTGCCGCCCCGGTGCGAGGCCGGGGAGCGCACTAGGGGTGGGTGTGGCGTTTGACTTGGCGTCGTAAGTGAAGGTTGCGGTAATTACCACTGGCCGCGCCTGCACCTACCCCTTAATAAGACATAAGTGCGGCCCCCTACGAATTGGGAGTGTGGGGGCCGTTCGTTAAGGCCCAATGAGGTGGGCCTTTTTTAGTACGACACTCAAAAAGGGAGGTCTGTAATGGACACTACCACATGGCTGCTGGCCGATGAGGCAGCCGAGTACATGCGGATGGACCGTGACACTGTGTACACGCTTTTGCAGCGTGGGGAGTTGCGTGGCGTGAAGGTTGGCCGCAGGTGGCGTGTGCGCCGGGATTGGTGCGACGCCTTTTTGATGGGGGAGTCGGTATGAGCTGGCTAAAAAGATTGTTCCGCCGCGGCCGACACCGTAAGCCCCGCACCCTGACATTCACAATCTACTGGAGATAAAAGATGCACCAAATAACACTGCCTGAAGCGTTGAGAACGCTCGAGCACATTGAAGATACGTACCAAAAGCTATACCGCTACATGGTCGTTGATGCGAAAACCCGCAAGCACATCAAGGACGGTGCCGCTCAGGCTCATGACATTAAAAAGATGGTTTGCGCTCAAGAAAGGAAGACTATTCATGCAAAAAGTAAATAGCCTCCTGGATTGCCACGAGCCTACTCATAAGGAGTTGGCGTATTGGCAGGATGTTGCCGCCAAGCGTATCCGCCTGTGCTGGGCCACCGGAGCGTTTGGAGCGATGATTGGTTTCCTATTCCACCTCGTAATTTCGGTGCCGCCGGTATGGATGTAAAGACCCGCGTTGTAAAAGACCGAAAAGCAGGCCTGTGGAATATTCACGACCAGGACACCACATTCCCCGCCACAAGCTGGGGTGAGGCGATGCATTTCGTGCACGACCTGCGCCGGCATCGTGCCCATGAGCAGCCGTTGACTAAGCAGCAGCTCGTCGCGGAAGAATATCCACATTTTGCCCGCATCCTTGGCCCTGCGCTTGCTAAGCAGCGACTAGCCACGGTGTACGGCGTGAAATGCAAGACGATTGAAGAGTACATCAGGAAGGGGCGAAATGCTGCTGCATCCAGCTAGGAAACGGGAGGGGTTGTGGTGGGTGAACCTACCCAAACCCACCTCATTCACGTCACGCAAAGCCGCGAATGAGGCCCTAAACCAATTCAAGGAAGACTACGGGTGCCTGCACCTGCTTTGTGAAGAGTTAGGAACGGATGACATTGGGTTGGGGTTTGGTTTCCGCTTCTGTGAGCGCCATGCGGAGAAGGCGAAGAAGATTCTAAGCAAGCGGAAGCCCTCTGACCGCAATGTTCAGTGGAGGCAATTTGATGAAGACGTTTAAACCAAACAATGAGGAAGAGTGGCACGAGTATCGCCGCCAGCACCTCACCTCAACCGAGCTAAGGGACCTAAGCAGTCAGAAAGCATCGCCGTGGAAAACACTTAGGGAGAAAAAGACATTCGGTGACAATTTCACCGGAAACGCCATCACTAGGTGGGGAGAGTCCCAAGAGCCATTAATTGCGGCAACGCTAGATCCAGAATGGAATGAACGTCTAAACCCAGTGCTTGTGAAAGCAGGTGAGCCGCCGGTTGAGCTTGATTCGCCGGATACGCGCCTGCGGTATAACTCAAATCCGCAGACCATCATCATCAACCCAGACGATGAGCGCCTGTGTGGCACCCCGGACCTTTTCAGTGAGGATGGGGAGGTGATTGGAGAAATCAAAACTAGGGGTCATGCACTGTCTGGTGGTAAGTGGCATGAAGAAGTTCCCGATGGCTATTACCTGCAATGCCAAGCGAATCTCTGGCATACGGGCGCGCAAGCCTGCGTTCTGCGGGTAGAAGGGCGGCTGGATGCGCCTGAGAACAATCCTCCATTTAAGGAGGGGGAGCAGACCACGTTTATCCTCACCCGAGACGAGAAGTGTATTGAGCACCTTAAACGGGTAGCGGACGAGTGGTTCGCGTGGCTCGATGGCACCACCCCGGATTGGATGGGTGAGGTCACCAGCCTAGAAGACGCCGACGAGGTAGAAGACCTCGTGGCCGAGATTGGTGCCGCAGAAGATGAGATGCGCGAATTAAAAGACCGCATCGACCGGCAGCGCAAACAACTTCTAGAAAAGCTCGGTGACTCCTACGCGGGGAACCATGCCGGCTACAAGGTGAGCGTGTCCACCACCAGGGATTCTAAGACTTTCGACTCGAAGGCGTTTAAGACCGCCCACCCGGACCTCTACCGCGAGTTCAACACCAAAACCCGACGCGGCTCCACCCGCCTACGCCTAACAAAGGTGGTCAACTAATGCCCCTATTCGCGCCGGAGCCTGCCTACATCAACAAGCAGGAAAAGAAACTCGCACTCAACCAGCTCGAATCTTATGTCCTCTCCTGGACACGAGACCACGGGGAGCACTGGTCTGCTCTCCGCGACCTTTGCCACCAGATAGAAACCACCATCGACCAGGAACGACAGAACCTATGAGCAAACCAAGCGACATGCCCCACCGGCGTCTAGAAGTCGCACGAACAGCCACCGACGCCAACTACGCAGCGTTGACCGAATTCGCAGACCAAGCCATCTACCTCATACGGCACTTCACCGAACACGGCCACGACCTAGAAACCGCCCTCGCCCTCACCGAAATCACCCTCGACCGATTCGACGACGAAAGGAACATCTGATGCCGATCTGGGGAAAACAACTACCAGAAGCCAGCAGTGACGCCCGCCAGTTCGCAGGAAACAACGCAGCTCTCGCATCCGCCCACATCGACGCCGGATTCACCCGCGAAGAAGCAATCTACATCGTCACTACCATCCTCGCAGCACAAGTCAAGGAGAACTAACCATGACCAATGAAATCGCAACCACCAACACCACCACCCCAGAACTATCCGACACCGGCATCAACGAACTCATGCGCCAGGCCGAAGCCATGAGCGCAGCCCACAAACTCGCCACCGTCCTCTGCAACACGCAGATGGTGCCGCAGACCTTTAGGGGCAAGCCCGATGATGGTGCCGCCGCCATCCTCTACGGCGCAGAACTCGGACTCAAACCACAACAGGCCCTGCAGCAAGTATTCGTAGTCCACGGACAGCCCGCCATCTACGCCCGCACAATGGTCGCATTGCTCAAAGGCGAGGGCTACAAGTTCGAGACCGTCGAATCCACCGACGAGTCCGTCACCGTTCGTGGCGTGGCCCCAAGTGGTGAGCAGGAAACGTCCACTTGGACGCTAGACCGCGCTAAGAAGGCGGGCTATACCTCTAATAAGAAGTATCAGACTGACCCGCAGGCCATGCTCTACGCCAAGGCCGCATCGGAAGTATCCCGCCGCCTCGCACCAGACGTGTTGCTTGGTATTAAGTACGCTGCCGAAGACCTAGAACTGGAACCTGTGAAGATGAGCGCTACTCGTCAGGATGTGGCGCAGCAGGCCTTGGCCGCCCCGGCTCCGAAGAAGAAGCAGGAACCACAACCGGAGCCGGTGGGGGATGACCAGTTTGTTGAGGACGTCAAAGCCGCCCTTGCTGAACTCACCAGCCCGGAAGACGTCACCAACTTCATGCAGGAAATCCGCGAAGACGCAGAGGTTCCCCAAGCCGTCCTCGACCTCGGACGCACCCGCTGGAATGAGCTACAGGAGCAATAAATGGTCAACATCGTGAACCCAGAAGTGCGATTGCTTGCCCACACCAAGATTGATGAGAAAGCAATCAGCGAATACATGGAGATTCAGGACGCGTCCACGGATGCGGAAACCCTGCTGACTATGGCGGGCAGGAATTGCTACCGGAGCTTTCACCGCCCTAATGGAGCGACCTACAACGACGCGGACTACCTGCGCCGCACGCTCGCGGTACTCGGCCACTGGTCTATCGCTGAGCACGCCACCGCAACCCTGTACTTCACCGGTGTATCCCGCGCATTCCTCGCAGAGCTAACCCGCCACCGGCATCTCAGTTTCAGTGTGGAATCGCAGCGCTTCATCAACGCCAACGACGCAAACATTGTCATGCCGCCCGCAATACGTGAACACGACATGGCAGCACACAGAGACTTCATCGGACGCGCAGAAGAATGCCTCGCAGACTACCGAGTTACCCAAGCCCGACTCGAACACCTGCCCAAGAAGCAACGCAATGAAGCAGCACGCGCACTACTCCCAAACGCTGTAGAAACCCGCATGGTAGTCACCGGAAACCTCCGCGCATGGCACGAGGTAATCCAACGCCGCACACAACCCGACGCGGACGCAGAAATGCAGGAAGTCATGCGACTAGCAGCCAAGCAACTGCACACCGTATCGCCCATCATCTTCCCCTAAGGAGAACCATGACCAACGACATCACTATCAGCGGCAACCTCACCAAAGAGCCACAGCAACGATTTATACCTAACGGTAAAAGCGTTGTGGAGTTCACCCTCGCCCACAACACCCGCCAATACAACCAACAGGCCCAGCAGTGGGAAGACGGCGAACCCACCTTCATCGACGTAACCTTCTGGGGCAAAAAGGGCGAAAACTTCCTCCAGGACTACACCCAAAACGGCAAACGCCCCGTGGTTGTCCTCGGCTCCCTGAAGCAAGACCGCTGGGAAGACAAAAACACTGGTGACAAGCGCTCCAAGCACAAGATTAACGCCGACGAAGTCACCTTCATCCCACGCGGACAAGGAGGCGGCGGGCAGCAGTCCCCGGCGCAGCAGCAGTGGAACAACGCCACCCAGCAGGGCCAAACCGCCACCAGCGGCGCATGGTCACAACCACCAGCACAGGCAGGCCAAGACCAACCTCCATTCTAGGAGCCACTATGCAGACACTCATCGACCTACTATCCGCCCACGCCTACACCCCAGACGGCGGCATCGCAGACCCCAACCACCCCATATACGCACTGCTGTGGATACTGAAACTCTGCGTATAGGAAGTATGTTTGCGGGCTATTCCGGCCTAGAAATGGGTGTGGCCCAAGTCCTGGACGCGCAGCCCGCGTGGTTCGCAGAAATCGATGAAGCCCCGGCCCGCATCCTCCGGCACCACTACCCGCACGTTCCCAACCTAGGAGACGTGACCAAAGTGGACTGGGGGAGCGTGCCACCCATTGACATCCTCACCGCTGGCTATCCCTGCCAACCATTCTCGCAGGCAGGACACCGCAAAGGCACTAATGATGAAAGGCACCTCTGGCCCTATGTCTACGAGGCAATTAAGCATCTTCGACCTCGAATCGCATTCTTCGAGAACGTACGAGGCCACCTCACACTTGGACTCACCGAAGTCTTGGAAGACCTTGCCGAAATCGGGTGGGATGCGAGGTGGTCATGTGTACGAGCATCAGATGTGGGAGTGCCACACCACCGGGAACGGCTTTTCATTCTTGCCTACCCCGACAGCTTCGGACCACAAGAGGGCGGACTCACCCGCAGACCAACGCCGCAAATCACCTGGGATAACGACCTGCTCGACACATTGGCCGGGCTTAACCGCGCCCCCGACATCAGCCATGAGATGAAACTCCGCTGGGGCGATAGTGCCCCGGCAATCCTCACCTGGGCCATTCTCACCGGACACGCACCGCCGCCCATCGTGGGAGACAGGCAAGACTACCGCGCCGAAACCACAACCGAATTCATCGAATGGCTAATGGGCCTACCACCAGGCTGGGTAACCGAAGTGCCCAGCCTCACCCGGAACCAGCAGCTCAAAGCATTAGGAAACGGCGTAGTCCCCCAAGCCGCAGCCACAGCCCTCAACCACCTACTCACCTCATAAGCCCCGCTGTTTAGGACCTCCACAGTCCACACGCGGGGCTTTTTCGTATGAAAGGACCCCCTTTGCTTTATTACCAGCTTGATGATGGTGCAGCTCACCCGCGCCAGGCCTACAAAGACGATGCTGGCATTGACCTCGCCCTGAAACACGACCTGACAGTGCCCGTGGGCGCCCACAAGGTAGGGGACACCGGCGTACACGTTGCCGTGCCACGTGGCCATGTGGGCATGGTGTTTGTGCGCAGCAGCACCGGTATTAAGAGGCATCTGGTGCTTAGTAACGGCACCGGCATTATTGACCAGGGGTTCACCGGTTCCATCAAATTAAGCCTGCATAACACCGGCGATACGACACAGCACATCGCAGCCGGCGACTACATCGCACAACTCGTAGTAGTCCCCATCGCACCCAACAACATCGCCGAAGTACCACACCTCGACACCACCCAACGCGGCACCAACGGAATCGGAAGCAGCGGAAAGTGACCACTCATCAGCAGCGTGAGGACATGCGCGCCTGGTTGGAATCCCAAGACGTGTACTGCGCCCGGCCAGACTTCCTCGACGCACTCATACACCTATTCCAATCCATAGAGAAAGGAGGAAACAACGATGCCAAGAATGAGAACCATCAAGCCTGAATTTTGGGATTCTCCCTCCACAGCAAAGGCTGATTTAGCGGTCCGCTTAACCTACATCGCTATGTGGAATTGGGCAGATGACTCCGGGAGGGGGACTGCGAACTTGAAAGAATTGGAAGCTTTTTGCTTCCCGAACGATGAGATTTCCAGTCTCCCACGGGCCAGTGCCGGAACTTCCGGCGATAGGCGCGGAATTTCCGCGCATGGTAGCGGAAGCTGGCGGAACTTTGCGGAAGTCTGCGGAGAGGTCGCGGAAGTCTACGGAATCAAGTTTTACAAGGTTCACGACCGCCCCTACTACGTCATCCCCAACTTTCGTGAACATCAAGCAAAAGACTTCCGTGAAAAGTCCAAATACCCGAAGGAGGATGAGGGGTATTTCTTCGACATAACCAGCGGAAACGCCATTAATGAGAAGGGTGAAGAAGAAAGTAGCAGCGGAAATTCCGGCGATAGGCGCGGAATTTCCGCGCATGAGGCCGGAAAAAAGTCCCTAGTAATAGGGGAACAGGGTAATAGGGTAATAGGGGAACAGGGTAAAAACACATGTTCATCTGACAATGAACACGGTGGTTCAAAAACAGAAGTTGAACCTGAACCCACCAACCGCTACCCGGACGCCTTCGAAGAATGGTGGAACCTCTACCCACGCAAACAAGGCAAACGAAAAGCACTCAACGAATGGCGACGCGCAGTCAAGCGAGTCAGCAAAGACGAACTCAACTCGAAGACGCAACGCTTCGCCGACTTTCACAACCACCAGGGCACCGATAAGCAATACATCCCACTGCCCACCACATGGCTCAACCGAGACGGCTGGGACGACGAACTCATCCCCCGCACCACCACCAGCCACAGCGGCGCGGAAACCAAATCCAAATCCCAGCGCTACATCGAACTAGGCGAACGCATGGCACGCGAACTCGAAGCCCAAGAAGCGCAAAAACCACAACCCACCGGAACGAAACAACTCGAACCGCCCTTCTAGGAGACACCCATGCCACAAGCCGAAAACATGCGACTCGCATCCCAAATCATCGCCTACGGCTCCGCAGCAGCCCCCTCGAAGTTCCCCAAAGACGACCCCATTGTTCTCAACGTGTGGGCAGACGTTCTAGAAACCATCAACGTCCCCGAAGACGTATGGCCCGAAGCAATCCGTTACTGGGCCGCAACCACACACACCGACACCATGGCTGGCCCCTGGGACATCATCAACGCGGCAAAGCAGGTCATCAAGCAGTGGGAACGTGACGAATCCAAGAAATACATCCTCGAAGCCCACAGGTGGAAACACCGTGTTGCCCGCGCCAAACGCAACTACGGCCCGGAGTTTGAGATGCACAAAGTTGTGCCACCACCGCACTGGTCTGGCATTGACGCCACCCAAGACCCCGAAGGCCACGACGTGGTGGAAATAGCCCGCGCTGGGTGGCACCGCGCCCAACAACAACCCCCAGAGGCGGAGATGCAACCCGAGGAGTTCTTCGCACGCCTCAAACGCGGAATCAACCCAAACCGTCTACCCGCACCAGGAGAAGACACACAACCACCCCAAAACACCCCCTAGAAGACCTACAGACGGACAAACACAACGCCTGTGGGCAATCAGTCCAGAACGACAAACCAACCCCGCAGAAAGGCTACAAATGGCACGAAACAGAAACAGCGCCAAACAAGCCGGAGCCAAATTTGAAAGACAAATCGCTGACTTCCTCCGCGACAACCTCGATGACCGCATAGACAGAAGGGTCAAAACCGGGGCGGCTGACAAAGGTGACATCGCCAACGTCCGCGACAGTCACGGCGCCCGAATCGTCATCGAATGCAAAGACTACGGAGGGCGCCTCAACCCCGCCCAATGGCTCCGCGAAGCCAACCAAGAAGCCGCCAACGACAACGCCTACGCCGGCATCGTCATAGCCAAACGCAAAGGAACCACCAACCCCGCCCACCAATACGTACTCACCGACCTAGCCACACTCACACGACTACTCAAAGGACCAGGACAATGATCTACCCATTCCCATTCGACGACACCAACGAGCCCAACCCAGACGAGGAAATCGAATACGACCCCTGGGAAGACCACGTCTACGACCTCTGGGCAGACAAATAAACACCAACAAGGAGAACACCATGAGCACACCAACCCGACAAGACATCATCACCGCCCACAACGCGCTAGAGAAACTGAACCACATGGCATGGAATGGGTCAGAAGATATGTACGACAAAAGACTTTGCGCGCTATGGAAGAAACAAATCCTCGCCGCCCTACCTCCACGCCCACAACCCACTATGGCCGAAGTCGAATGGGACGATGATAAGCACTTTCTCGCAGAAGCCGAGCACCCCATTTGGGGAAGATCAATCATGATTTTCCAGAGTGTGGACACAGGAAATATCTTCATCGAGTTCCGTGAGAACGGCGAGCGAAATCTTATCTATAGCCCACCGGAATCCCTCACTCCAACCGGCAAGCGCTACACACTCACGGAGGTACAGGAATGAGTAACCAAGACCGAGCAGCAGAAGTAATCCGCGTATGGCAAAAACGCCACAAAGGAGAGATGGATAGCAATACCGATTGGGCCGCGCAGAGCCTTGCAGGAGACCTACACGAAGCAGGACTAATCGCACCAGACCCGCCCTGCGCATGGCAAGCAGACGGCAAGCCACCAGCAGGGGAATGGGAATACGACTACGTAGCCTCAGGCTGCTGCGCCATGAGCACAGGCGAGTATGTTGACCTAAAGCCGGGCAAGAAAATCCGCCGCTGGATAGGAGACTGGGAGGAAGCATGACCCCAGAAGAAGCACGCATGTGGCTCGGCGACGGCACCAAGCCCCCAATCGTCCCGCCCTACATCGCACAGAGAGCTTTGGAAACCATCGCAGCGATGGAAGAAAAAGACAGCTCCGAAGCGCCACCACAATAAACCTAACCACCAGGCCCCGCACACACTGCGGGGTCTTTCGCTTTTTATATAGGAGCACACCGTGACCAACGAGTTTGAACTCCGCGACACAGCACGCGAACTCAAACACCACTACCAAGAACTACAAGCCCACAAACACACAACCCCCAACCCACCCGAAGTCAAGACCAGGAACTCGGTCAAGGGCCTAGGCCCCAAGCCACCCGGCAACTGGCTATGGATAAACCGCTACATAGAAATGGAGCAGAACCTCCGCGAACTCGCCCTCAATGCTTTCGGAATCGACGGCATAGGCATCCGCATACAACCCACCGACATGGCAGCACCGCGTCTCTGCCACCTCATCGCCTGGCACGCACAGCCACTATCAGAACTCACATGGGCACAAGACCTAGCACAGGAACTCCAAGACCAGGCGAGGACAATTAACCGCTGGGTCAACCCACCCGAACCCAACACCATCGCCAAACAACCCGAACCCAGACACGGAGCAGAACACATAGCACGACAACTACGAGCACGCGGCATACCCACCACCGCCGACACCATCCGAGGGTGGGCAAGACGCGGCCACATCACCCGCACCACCATGCCCAACGGACGCGGAGGATACCTACTCACCGAAGCACTCAAACATAGCGCCACGCCCACAAATGATGTATAATCGACGCGACGACAAGTTATGCCCTCAACACAAACGTTGGGGGCATTAATCGTTTTAACCAAGTCTTGTCGCCTGACTCACCACCTATCCACCAGGACAAATTCAAACCCCGAGTGCAGGCCACCGGCTCAAGACCGGAACAAGACACCAAGCCTTGTAGCCACCTCACCCTGCAACTATCAACCAAACATCGAGATAGAGCAGCAACACTCTGAACAACACCGAGGCGCAGGCCACCGATTCATGACCGGAACAAGGCACAAAGAAAGGAGGAAGGCCCCATGACCATCCACATAGTCACGGGGCCTCCTTAGACCTGCTGCTGGCAAATCCACCTACATACGCGAACACCGCAAACCCGGCGACATCACCATCGACTACGACGAACTCGCCAACACACTCGCAGGACTAAAACCCGCAAACCACGAGCATGAAACGCACATCAAAAGCGTCACACAAAAAGCACGCCAAGCAGCAATAGACACAGCCATCAACAAACACGACGACACATTCAACGTCTGGATAATCCACTCCACACCAAGCACCAACCTGCTAGCCAAATACCAAGAAGTCGGCGCGGAAATAATCACAATCGACCCAGGCAAAGACCTAGTGATGAAACGCTGCAAACAAGAGCGCCCCAAACACATGCTCAAAATCGCAGCCGCCTGGTACGACAAGAAAACCAAAACACCCAAGACAACAACACAACGCGGATACGGCACACAACACCAAAAACAACGCCGAATACTCCTAGCACGCCACACCGACGGCACACCATGCCCAGAATGCGGCAAACCAATGTACAAAACCGCATCCAAAAACTTCGACAACGCAGCACTCGAAGCCGACCACGGACCAGGAAACGCACTCAAATACGCCCAGGACAAACAAGCAACAAAGGCGACACGCCTCCTACACCGCACCTGCAACCGCTCCGGCGGAGCATGGGACCGGCCCCGCCCGGTAAAGAAACAAAAGCCCGCATCGAAGAGTGACGGATTCATCTGGGCATGAAAATTAATTGACCGGCCCCACCAAAATCTTGGCGGGGTCCGTCTCCTGACTCCCCCCTTGGCCCCGCTCAGTCAGGCTTTCTCTCTCCCCCACTTTTATTTCGTATTTTTTGGGGCCTGTATGGCCCTCTGACGGCCTGTTAGGAGGTTGCCTAAGCTATGACCCTTGACGAGTTAGAGGAAGGTTTAGCGGACGGTAGGGAACTGAATGAGTTTGATGCCCGTGCTGTGAAAATTGTGGCGCAGTTGATTGGGCGTGTTCGTGAAGCTCGCATGATTATTGCCGAGGAGGGGCCTGTTGCGGCGAAGGAGTCGGGGGAGCCGATTGAGCATCCGGCGGTGAAGGTGGAGCGTATGGCTTCGGCGGAGATTCGTGGCTGGATTAAGGAACGCCCGGACTTGTTTGGTCAGCGTTTGCATGCTTCGAAGGAAGATTCCAGTTCGAAGGGCGATAAGTTCGGGGGTTTCAAGCTGGTGAAGTAGATGTTGGAGGTGTCTGATGGGTAAGCCTGATTGGTTGATTGGGTGTCAGACGCCTACTCATCAGAATGTTCCTACTGGTGACCGTGAGTTTGCGGATAAGGCTTGTGAGTTTGTCCGGTGGGCGGGTCTTGATTTGTATCCGTGGCAGGAGGACCTGTTGCGGGACTCGTTGCTGCAGACTGATGAGGGTATGTGGTCCTCGCGTGAGGTTGTGGTGTCCCTAGCCCGCCAGAACGGCAAGGGCGAGGTCCTTGTGGCCCTGGAGCTGGTAGCTATTTACCTGTGTGGTGCGGAGCGTATCATGCACTCGGCGCACTTCTTGGACACTGCCATGGATGCGCGTGACCGCCTGTGGGATGTTATTGAGGCTAACCCTGCCCTCATGGAGTGGTGGGAGGATGAGCATCCGGGCGAGTTCCCTAAGCCGGTGCTTGGTAATGGCAAGGATGCTATTAAGTTCCCGAATAAGGCGAAGATTTATTACCGCACGCGCACTAAGAAAACTGGTCGTGGTTTGTCGTTTGACTGGTTGATTTTTGATGAGTGTTTTGACCTCCCGAGCGAGGTTTATGCGGCGATGAATAACACGACGAAGGCGCGGCCTAATGCGCAGAAGGTGTTTATCTCATCGCCGGTGAATATTCGTGAGCATTTCCATGGTGCGATTTTCTCTGCGAAGCGTTGGGCCGCTTTGGATGGTGCTGACGGCATGCTCTTTAAGGAGTGGTGCCGTGAGCCGGATGATGACCCGTTCGATGAAGCTACGTGGATAAAGGCTAATCCATCTTTGGTGAATGAGCCGCGTCCTGGTGTGCAGTTGGATGAGGTTCGTTCTGAAGCTGCGTCGGCGCGTGGCTCGGAGGCACTTCTGGAGCCTTTCCTGGTGGAAACACTGGGGCAGGGCGAGTGGGTGCCTCGTGATGGTGATGTGGTTGATGATTTTGTCCCTGTCATTGATTTTGAGGCGTGGTCGTCTGCGTCTGCGTTGATGCCGTCTGCGTTGGGGGAGTCTTGTTTGGCTGTGGATGTGACCCCGGACGGTGAGTCTGTTGGGGTGGTGTCTGCGGCGCAGTGGGGTGACAAGGTTTATTTGTCTTTGGCTCCGTATGAGGAGTTTGACCGAGCTTTGGTTGTGGACAAGGTTGGCGCGACGGTGAAGTTGAATGACCCGTCTGCGGTGGTGCTGGACCCTTCTGGGCAGTGTTCTACGTTGGTGGAGCCTTTGCGGGGGATTGGTGTGGCCCCGGAGACGTTAAGCGGCTCGCAGGTTTCGAAGGCTTATGAATTGTTTCTTCGCATGTGGGCGGAGAAGCGTTTAGCGCATGATGGTTCGCAGCGTTGGTTAGATGCGTTGGGGGTTGCTGAGGAGCGTTCTAAGAATGGGCGTTATCGAAGTCTTGACCGTTATTCGGGTGATGTGACTGTTCTTGTGGCTGCGTCGCTCGCGGTGTGGGGGTTGCAGGAATTTGGTGTTGGTGATGTCGAGGTTGATGTGAAGCGCACCCGTCATTACGTGAGTGCGGCGCGTGCTGTGAAGAGGCAGCGCCGCGTATCTGAGATGAGTTTCTAAGGAGGTGGCCGGCATGTCTGGTTTGAATATGCGTGAGGTTGGCCATGCGCGGGCCACCCGTAACTTTGCGCTTGCGGAGGATAATTGGGAGCTTCGGTTCCCGCATTCCGCTAAGGTGTTTGCGAAGATGGGGCGTGAGGATGCGCAGGTGACGTCGGTGCTTCGTGCGGTGACGTTGCCGATTCGTCGTGCTACGTGGTTTGTGGACCCGAATGGTGCTCCGGATGAGATTGTTGCCGCGGTGTGTGAGGACCTGCGTCTGCGCGCTAAGGGTGAGGACCCGAATAAGCCGTTTGCGCCGCGTACTGGCCGCGTGTCGTGGGAGAAGCACCTGGAGCAGGCGTTGAAGGCCATGCAGTTTGGGCACATGTTCTTCGAGCAGGTGTATGAGCCTGGTTTGGATGGGCGTGAGCATTTGGTGAAGCTGGCACCTCGGTGGCCGGGCACGATTGACCAAATCAACGTGGATGATGATGGTGGTCTGTCGTCGATTCGTCAGACCGCGCTTGCTTCTGGTTCTCGTGTGGATGATGCCCGCACCATTCCGGTGGACCGGCTTGTGGCTTATGTCTTTGATGATGAAGGCTCGCAGTGGCTTGGTAAGTCTGTGCTGCGGCCGGCGTATAAGCATTGGAAGTTACGAGATTCGCTTCTGCGCCTGGAGCTGAACACTTTGGACCGTAATGGTATGGGTGTGCCTGTGTATACGGGTTCGGATGTGTCTGCTGACCCGGATAAGGACCTTGAGGATGGTCAGTCCATTGTTGAGGGTTTTCGTGCTGGTGTGCATTCTGGTGCGTCGATTCCAACAGGTGCGAAGTTGCAGTTGTTGGGTACGTCGGGGCAGTTAGTTTCGCCGCGTGAGGCGATTAATTACCACGATTCGATGATTGCTAAGAGCGTGTTGGCTCACTTCCTGAACCTTGAGGGCAAGGGCGGTTCGTATGCTCTGGCGGAAACCCAATCGGACCTGTTTATCCAGTCTCTACAGACCACGGCGGAATGGTTGGCTGATATTGCCACTCAACACGTGGTGGAGGACCTGGTGCGTGTGGCTTTCCCTGAACACACTGGTTTGGTGCCGAGGGTGACGTTCGACCCGATTGCTTCCAAGAAGGAAATTAGTGCTGCGGACCTTGCTGGTTTGAAGAACGCCGGGTTGATTCTTGGTGATAAGGACCTGGAGGAGGACCTGCGGCGTCGGTACACGTTGCCGCCGAAGCAGAAGCTAACCGATGCGCTTGAGTCGAAGAAGGAAAGGCAGCGCATGGAGGAGCAGATGGGCGTCACGCTGAGTTCTCAGGATGAGATTCCTACTGACGTTAAACCCGTTGAAGAGCCGAAGGAGTGACCCCTTGAACGAGATTTTGATGTATGGGCCGATTGGGCCGGATTTTTGGGAGCCTGAAAACGCTATTACAGCGAAGTCTGTAATGGAGCAATTATCCGGCATGTCTGGCGACGTGACCGTGCGCATTAGCTCCGGCGGCGGTGATGTCTATGAAGGCGTGGACATCATGCAGGCATTGAGAAACTATGACGGTGAGGTCACCGTGATTGTGGAATCACTGGCTGCTTCTGCCGCGTCGTTTATTGCCGTCGGTGGCGCTGACCGCGTTCTTATGCGCGGCTCGTCGGAGCTGATGATTCATCGTGCGTGGACCTTTGTTGAAGGGAACGCTGACGATACCCGAAAGACCTTGGCTGACCTGGAACGGCAGGACAACAAACTGGCTGCTATCTACGCGGGTAAGGCCGGTGGAGAGTTGCAGGACTGGTTGGACGCGATGAGTGCGGAAACCTGGTACACCGCCGAGGAGGCGGTATCTGCAGGGCTGGCTGACGGCATTGTTCCGGAGAAGTCATCGGCTCCTGTTCCGTCGGCTTCGTTGGCGAAGCGTCGTTTCAAGTTCGCTAACCGGGCTGCGGCTCCGCCGCCGCCTGTCTCCCGGTCGGAATCGGGGGACGAAACAACTACGCCCAGTGATGGGCAGGAAGGGGATACTGTGAGTATTCTAAATCAGCTTGCCCAAGAACTGGGCAAGGAGCCGGAGGAAGTGCAGAACGCACTCTCCGGCTTTTTTAATGAGGAGGTCACTGTGACCGCCACTGTTGATTTGACCTACCCGGAGGGCACCACCGTTGTGCCAACTGGTGAAGTTCAGGTCGCACCAAACGAGGATGTCCCGGCTGGTGTCGAGTTTGAATTGTCCAATACCCCGGAGGGTTGGACTGGTGAGATTGCTGAAGACACTGGTGCCCTGAAGGTGACCGCACCGTCCAACGTGGAGCCAGACACGGAGGCCGAGTTCACCGTGTCTGTCAACGGTGGCAGTGGTGAACCGGTAGAGCTGACCGTTCCTGTGACGGTTAAGGCTGCGGCTAATACCGATGAGGGAAACGCCCCTGAGTCCACCCCGGAGCCGGATGCTCCCGCACCTGCGGATGACACGGTCACCCTGGATGCTGAAACCTACGCCGAGCTGAAGGCCGCTGCACAGCACGGATGGATGGCAATGGAAGAGCAGAAGGAAGCAAACCTTGTAGCCGAGGTGGATGGCTGGATTAAGGAAGGCCGTATTTCCGCTGCCCGTCGTACTAAGGCGATTGCGGCGATGAAGCGTGACGCTGAGGCCGCTCGTGACATCTACGGTTCTAATCCTGCTGGCACTATCCCGCGTGGGGAGATTGGCTACGGCAAGGACGCGGAGCCGGATGAGGCTAAGACCGTGCGTGCTAAGGCCGACAAGGTTGGTTTCCTGACCCGTAAGAATTTTCACTAAGGAGAAGAAATAATGTCGAATCCTACTTTCCGCTCCGGCCCGATTAGCTACAAGGCCGAAGAAGACATCACTAAGTTCCGCCTCGTTGAGGTAGGCGAGAACGGTGTAAAGCATGCTGCAGCAGCCGGCCCGGTATTTGGTGCCGTAACTGAGAATGCTGCCGCCCCTAAGGATGAGCAGCCGGAAAACACCCTGGCGCTCGGCGCGCCGGAAATCGTTGCCGTGCACATTGGCCCGGCTACCGTGCCGCTTGAAGTTGATGGTGACGCAGCTGAGATTAAGCAGGGCACCCCTATTTATGCCGCTGCTGATGGCAAGGTATCCACCTCTGGTTCCCTGCTTGTAGGTGTTGCCGCCCGAAATGGTGACGGTAAGACCGTGCGTACCACCCTCGTGACCCCTGTTATTGCTCCGGCATCTGCGGGCTAACCCAACTTTTCTAAGAAGGAGAAATAAGAATGAGTGAGCTTATTACTAGTGCCTACGATGGCCCGAAGCTGACCGTGTCCGAGATGATGGAGGACCCGACCTTCATCCCTCAGCGTGTTGTTGATGGCCTGCAGGGCCAGTTCTTGGAGGACCTGTTCTTCCGCCAGGCTGAGGCGAATAAGGGTGTTGTGGCTTTCCGCGAGGCCGCAGCTGAGTATCTTGCTGATGATGCTGAGGAAATCGCCGAGTTTGGTGAGATTCCTGTTTCTGCCCCGGAGCTTGGCCCACTGCGTGCTGCTTACGGCATTAAGTCTGGTGAGGCTATCCGCATTTCTTACGAGATGCGCAATGAGAATAAGGTTGACCAGGTTAACCGCCACATTCAGGCCCTGGAAAAGACCGTTATTCGTCACGGTATTAACGCGGTACTTGGTGTGTTTGAGTCCGCTAAGGTGCCTGAGCTTCAGGCTTCCGCGCCGTGGACCGGTGGCGACCCTGTCAAGGATGTTTTTGATGCTGTGGAGCTGGTCCAGTCCGCCCATGAGGGTGATGACCTGAACCGACAGTTCGACTATGAGCCGAACACCATCCTGCTGCACCCGGCTTCCTACACGAAGCTGATTCGTAACGAGCAGATGCAGAAGTACTATATTGGCGCTGCCGCTCTGGATAACCCCATCTTCCTGAACCAGAATGGTGATTCCATCTTTGGTGGACTGCGTGACACGGAACTGTTCGGCACGCTGCGTGTTGCTACTTCCCGCCTGATTGAACCGGGTAATGCCTACGTGTTCGAGGCTCAGGGTGTGGGCTTCAAGTCCGACACCATGCCGCTGACCGCAACTCCTCTTTACTCTGAGGGTGGCCAGTCTGAGCTTGGTGGCCCGACCATGTCCTGGCGTTCTGACCTGGTGCGTAAGCGCGCTATCGCGGTGGATAATCCGAAGGCTGTCGTTAAGCTGACCGGTATCGCCTAATGGTTAAGGTCACGTTAGCGAAGCATTGGAGCCCGGAGGATAAGTTGTATTCTCCGGGCGCTGTCGTTGAGGTGGATGATGAAACGGCTCGGTGGTTGGACAGCTGCGGCGCTGTTTCTCACGCGCCTGACAAGACTGAAAAGAAGCCAGCTAAACGTAAACCAGTAGAGAAGCCCGACGCGGAAGGCAAGCCCACGGGTAAACCTGGCAAAGGTGATGTTCCTCGCCCAGCTAAGGCCGCATCCCTTGATGAATGGCGTAAGTACGCGGAGGCGCAGGGAATCGTGACTAAGGGCCTGTCGAAGAAAGATATTATCGCCGCTACTCAGTAGCAGTTAGGGAGGTTAGCCGTGCTTGATATTGATGTAGAGTATGTAGCTAGCCGCCTTCCACGAGAACTCACTGACGTGGAAAAGCAGCGCCTCGAGGTTCTTATTGATGATTCAGTGGAGCTGATTGAGGTGGCGTTTCTTCGCGCCGGGCGTGACTTCCACGCGGAGCTGGAAACAGTCCCGTGGTTGGAAGCTGCAGCACGTCGTGTGGTTCTGGAAATGGTGTCTGCGGCTACACTGGTGGGCACGAATACTGGCATGCGGTCCATTTCTTCCACCACAGGCCCACAGTCGGATTCGGTGACGTTCTCTGATGTGGATTCTGTCTCCTGGGGCGGTGTTCGACTCACAGACGAGCTACTGAAACTCCTTGGGTTGTGGCATCGCGGTGCTCGTGGAAGGTTCCCTCGCCCGCGTCGTTGGCCGGAGAGGTGGTCACCATGATTCGCCCAGACCAAGCCGGTGAGCCTATTACGGTTAAGGGCGGTCTGGTGGGCCGTGACCATCGTGGGCGGCCGCAGTACGCGCCGGGCCGTGTGATTGAGCACTGTGTAGTGTCCCCAGCGGGTGACCAGGTCGTTAAGGGCGACGGGTTTACTCATGGGGATATTTCGAAGCTGCAGGTGCTAGCACCGCCGGGGACGGTGGTGGCCGATGGGGATACGGTCACCATTCGAGGTGAAGACTATACGGTGCAGCAGCGCCGTTCGTTTGATTACAGCGTAGGCAGGCGTCCTGTGGTGTCGTGGCATCAGCCGAAGGTTGTGTTCATCGTGGAGCGTGGGGAGGTGAGTGACGGTGTCGCTTAACTATTCTCAGCTCTTTAAACAGATGGCGAAGCAACCGCAGGTGCAAGAAGCATCCCGCAAAAAGGCGGAGCAGGTGAAAAAGTACATTGAACTTCGCTGGCCCGAAGTCAATGAGCTTTCCTCTCGCGATAAAGCCTTCCTCCATGAAGGCGGTGACGTTGTGAAAATCACCCACGCTACTCGAGGGACTAACCGGCCTACGCATGTAGTGACTGTGCGTCACCCTGGTGCTGTTTCTAAGCAGGCCAAGGACGGTTTTGTCACTAAGGCGGTGAAGGATGCTTCCTGATTTCGGGGTAACTCCTGACCCGCCTGCCTTGGTGCACAAGCACGTACTGCGGCTCATCCCGGAAGCGGACCATGACATGGTTCATCTTCATTTCTTGCCGGATGGTTACAACTGCCACCAGGATGGTTTAGCCATTGTGGTCAGTAGTGACGTGCAAGATGTAGATGATTCCGCGCATTCGCGTGACCTCGTGAAGGTCAGCGTGTACGGGCCGGACCATATGATGGTGCGTCGCTATGGGCGGAGTCTTTACACGGCTTTGACCCAGGGAATTACTGGCGTTGGTCTTGGTGTGTCGCGGCCTGATTCGAAGTTCTTTGGGTCTGGTCCGTCATATCAGCCAACTGGTTTTGTTTCGACGATGAGTTTGTCGGTCGGTATCGGCAAGCTGTTCTTCCGGTCGTCGGCGCGAACAAATTAATCCGCACATTTTGTACACCACCTCGAAAGTCGGGGTGGTTATTTTTATGTCCTTTGAAAGGGGATAACAATGGCTCAGAATCGTAGCGTTGGCCTTGACCTTCGCGTCCTAGAGGACCGTGAGGTACTGGTCAACTTCTCTGATGACCCGATTATTGATAAGAAGACCGGCGCGTTTGTCGGCGAGTGGGAATCCCTTGGCCTGGAGCCTACTGATTCTCAGCATGCCCACACTCGTGAGGTTTCCTCCAATACCACCAACTTGACCGGTGGCCAGTCCTCCACCTCCTACACCGCCGGCGCTATCACCGCCGCGGTGGACGGTATCGCAGGCTCCCCGGTCATGCGCTACATCGAGAACCCTGGCGCTGTGGTTCAGGACGGCACCACTTACGGCAAGCACTCTGACCAGGTTGCTAAGGGCTATGTGGCGTTTGTTCACAAGTTCACCTCCGGCCTGGTTCGTATTTGGGTTTCTCGTGAGAAGGCTGACCTGGTGGTTAACGAGCGTGTTACCGCTAAGGATCCGCAGGCCCGCCCGGTTCAGATTACGTTCAACAATGGTGACGATGAGCGCTACTACGAGGAGCGTTTCTACATCGTCGGAGAGGATGGCTCTGTGGTTCGCGTTGAAGAGAAGGTCTTCCAGGATGTTGCAGACGTGCAGGCCCAGATTGAGGCCGGCACTGCATTCCACCCGCAGGCTTCTTCCAATGGCCTGACCGCCATGGTTGTCACCGACGATGAGTCTGGCGACGTGACCCTGCATGAGTACGAGGACCCGGAGACTGGTGAGACTGCGGAGAACAACAATGAGGGTGTTCGTCCGTCGGATGAGCCGTCTGCTCCGGCTGACTCCGGTGAGACCACTGGTGACGCTGGCTCCGGTGAGGCTGACGCCGAAGCGTAGTTAATTCTTTGATGGGCCTTGCGTCTTTTCGTGGTGATTCCGCGTAAGGCCCTACCCCAAGACTTTTTGTCTAGGAATCACCGCCCTGTTTGGCCCCGTAGAGTGCGGGGCCGTATTTAATTCCATAGGAGGAATCACCATGGCACAGAAGAAGAACACTGACCAGGTTGAGGTCGTGAAGAACGAGACCACCAAGAATGCTGGCGGTGAGGGACAGATTACTGACGGTATTTACACCGAGCATGAAGTTGAGCTGATTAACGGTGTGAAGGTCGATATTGAGGTTATTGTTGACCGCGATATGCTTCCGGCGTCTGTATCGTCCCTGGCGCATGAGGGCAATATTGAGGGCATGCTGATGGCTCAGCTGACCGCTAAGACCCGTAAGCTGTTGGATTGGACTGGCGCTACTCGTAAGGACCTGCATGAGGTTATTGGGCCGGTTGTTCAGCGTGGCACGGAGTTGGCTGATAAGTAATGTCTGCCCGGCTGATTCTTGAGGATGAGCCGGGTGCTTGGGTGGAGTTCACCTGCGGTGTGGTTCGTTATAGGGCGCGGCGTGACCCAATGTTTCTCGGGTTTGAGGACTTGGGGCAGATGTTGGAGAATCCGCGTTTGCTGTGGCGCTTGTATGACGAATCGTCGCGGGTGAAATCCATGACCGCTGCCATGCTATCTGGGGGTTTGGGTGAGCAGTTGAAGGCTTATCTTGAGGCCTGTGGGTTGAGTATTTTTAAGCTCGCCCTGGCCGCCCATGCGATAGAAGATATTGACCTTCTTGAGGTTGATTTGCTGCGCATTGGTTTGGATGTGCGGGATTGGCTCGACCCCGAGGGGCCACTGTCTACACGTCGTGTTGTGGCCTTGTATGAGGATATGCTGGACCGCCCTGAGTCGCGGGTCGGCGCTAAACGCATGGATATTAAGCCTGCGGATAAGGCCGCGTTGGCGGTGGCGCTGTTCCAGTCCAGTCAGATGGATAAGGGCTTTGAGCACCCGTTCTTGAAGTCTCCTACCGATTTAGAGCAGGAGGCAGAGCAGGCGCGTATCGCCGCGGAGAAGCGTGAGCGTATGGGGCAGGACCGGCGTCGTGTGCTGTCGGATGGTTCCGGTAAATCGTTTAAGTCATCGCAGGCGGAGTCTTTGCGCATGCTTGAGGATTTGAGTCCCACCTAGTCGGTGGGGGATGAGAGGTTTTTAATATGGCTGCTGGTTTCGTATCAGTCCCGGTTATTCCAACGTTCAAAGGCATGTCTAAGGAGTTTGCGCAGCGCTTGGAGAAGCCGGCTAAGGCTTCTGGTGAGCGCGCCGGTAAAGCCATGTCCCAGGGCATGGAATCAGCGGTTGAGAACCTTGAGCGCCAGGTTAAGGCCTCTTCCTCTAAGCTGCAGGACCTGGACCGTGCTTATGAGAAGTCTGCATCCAAGCAAGCAGCCCAGAAAGAAAAGCTGGAAGCCGCCACCCTGAAACTTCAGGACGCCGAGGATAAGTACCAGGCGGCTCTGGAAAAAGGCGATAAGGGTGTAGCCGAGTTGGCTAAGGTCAAGGAGGCTAAGGCTCGGGTTATCGGTGAGACTGAGAAGCTGGAACAGGCCGAGATTGATGTCCGCGTTGCTGAGCAAAAGCACCAGGACCAGCTTGATGACCTGAACTCCACTCTGGCGAAGCTGCAGGATTCGCAGTCTGACCTGAACCGTGAACTGGAGAAGTCCGGCGGTGCTTTTGGTAGTGCGAAGGAACGTATTCAGTCGATGGCGGATTCTGCGAAGAATGGCGCCGCGAAGTTTGGCGAGTTCGCGCAGAAGTATAAGTTCCATGCGTCTGCCGCGTTGGGTGGTATTGGTCTGATTGCTAAGCAGTCGATGGAGTATGCCTCCGAGGCGGAGCAATCGTATGGTGCGGTGGAGTCTATTTTTGCTGACCATGCGCAGGGCATTATTGATAGTTCGAAGCGCGCCGCTACTGAGGTTGGCGTTTCCGGTCGTGAGTATCGTGAGTTGTCCGCCAGCATGGGTGCGATGTTGAAGAACATGGGTATGCCCATGGACGAGGTGGCGGACAAGTCCGAGAACCTTGTTGGTGTGGCTGCTGACTTGGCGGCAACCTTTGGTGGCTCGACTAAGGAAGCTGTTGAGGCTGTGTCTTCGCTTCTGCGTGGCGAGACGGACCCTATTGAGCGTTATGGTGTGTCGATTAAGCAGGCGGATATTAATGCCCGCATGGCCGCAGACGGTCTAGACGATTTAACCGGTGAGGCGGAGAAGCAGGCTAAAGCCCAGACCCTGTTGAAGCTGTTGACCGAGCAGACCGCTAGTGCCCAGGGCCAGTTCGCCCGTGAGACTGATACGGCGGCTCATAAGCAGCAGGTGGCGACGGCGAAGTATAACGACGCTAAGGAAGCTATCGGTACAGCTCTGCTGCCGTTGATGGCTGAGTTTGCTGAGAAGGCTGCGAACGTGGCGAAAGTGGTGGGGGAGCACCCGACTATTTTCCTTGCCGTCGCTGGTGCTGTGGGTACGTTGTCTGCTGCGATTGTGGGTGCGGCGACGATTGCGCCGATATTGACGGCGTGGTCTGCTGCGGCTACTGCGGCTGGCACGTCGATGATGGGGTTGGCGGCGTCTACGGTGGCGGCTATTGCCCCGGTGGCTGCAGTTGTGGCGGCTGTTGCTGCTGCTGGTGCCGCGCTGTGGGCTTTCTTTACTAAGACCGAAGTGGGCCGTGACCTGTGGGATAAATTCGTGGGCGCGCTTAAAGATGGCTGGGGCTGGATTTCTGGAGTGTTTGCCGCCGGTTGGGATTGGCTGTCGGATAAGATTGGCAAGTTCTTTGACTGGTTTAGTGACGCGTTCAATGGGATGAAGTCCATCTTGGTTGATGGTGACTTCACTGAGGCTTTTGCTAACGCATTCAATGTTGATGAAGACTCCGGCGTGGTTGATTTCTTGTTCCGTGTTCGTGACGCGGTGCAGGACCTGTGGGGTTTTCTGCAGGAGAAGCGTGACCAGCTGGCGGCTATGCTGGAGCCGGTTATTGGCATATTGTCTGGCGTGATGCGTGACGTGGTGTCCTCGCTGGGTGATACTTTGGGGTCGCTGTGGGATTCGTTGCAGTCTATTGGGGAGTCTCTAGGCTCCGCATTAGGTTCTGTGGCTGTTTCCCTGTTTGAGTCCCTAGTCTCGGTTATTCAGTCCCTGTGGAAGGCGTTTCAGTCTCTGTGGGAGGCGGTTAAGCCGATAGGGGAGTTCTTCATTAACCTACTGCTGCCTGTTTTGAAGGTTGTGGGCGCGGTCATCGGCGGCGTTGTTGTCGGTGCCGTATTCCTCCTCGTTGGGGCGTTGAAGGTTGTGGCGGAGATTCTTGCGTGGGTTGCGGAGAAGTTCGCGTGGCTTATGGAGAATGTCCTCGGTCCGTTTATTGAGATTTTGGGCCAGGTCGCCGCGTTCATCATTGACACTGTTGTGTCGGCGTTCACGTGGTTGGCCGAGAAGGTCGTGGCTGTATTCACGACTGTGCTGGAGTGGATTGGCACGTTCTTGACCTTCCTGCAGGATAATTTCTGGCCGGTTGTTGAGTCCATTCTGGGCTTCGTCGGTGATGCTTTCTCGACCTTGTGGGATGGAATTTCCTGGGCGTGGGAAAACGTTATTCAGCCGGTGTTTAACGGCATCTGGGAATTGGCGAAGGTCACGATTGGTTTCATCGCAGAGTACGTCCTGGCCCCATTGCAGGAGGCGTGGAAGCTGCTGTCTGACGCTATTCAGTGGGCATGGGAGAATGTGTTGCAGCCTGTGTTCCAGGCGCTCGTGGATTTTGCCACCAACGTGCTGTGGCCTGCGCTGCAGCAGGTATTTACCTGGATTGGTGACGCTTGGCAGTGGCTGTCGGATAAGTTCTCCGCAGTATGGGGATGGATTCGTGACAACGTCCTAAACCCCATGGCTGATTTCTTCCAGAACACCCTGTGGCCGGCTATCCAGGATGTTTTGGGCTGGATTGGTGATAAGTGGCAGTGGATGTCGGACACGCTGTCTACGATCGTAAATTGGATTTACGACAACGTCATCATGTTTTACGTTGATGCCCTCAAGATGTTGTGGGATAACGTCCATCAGGTCATTTCCTGGATTGCTGACAAGTGGCAGTGGATGTCCGACATGTTGTCCGACGTGTGGAACTGGATTTACCAAAATGTCATCCTGCGCGCCATCGACGGGTATAAGATTCTCTGGAATAACATCCTTGATGTAATCAACTGGATTGCTGACAAGTGGAATTGGCTGACCGAGCAGCTGCACGCCGGCTGGGTGTGGGTGGACGAGCACGTGCTTGGACCGTTCCGCCATGGCTTGGACGTGCTCAAGGACTGGTTCCGCACCACAGTCGATAACATTGGCCGCATTTGGGACGGCATCAAGGAAAAGACCAAGGCCCCGGTCCAGTTCGTTGTGGACGTGGTCTACAACGGCGGTATCCGTAAGGCATGGAACGCTGTTGCTGGTCTCGTCGGTTTGGACAAGCTCAAGGAAATCAAGTTCGCAACCGGCGGTATTCTGCCGGGGTATACGCCTGGCCGTGACCCGTACACTTTCGTGGAACCGAGCACAGGCATGCGTATCGGCCTATCCGGCGGTGAGGCCATTATGCGCCCCGAGGCAACACGAGTTCTAGGCTCGTCTTGGGTTGATGGTGTGAATGCTGCCGCCCGAGTGGGTGGAGAAGCTGGTGTGGCGGATTACCTGTATGGGGGCGAGAAGAAGCGAAGCCTTGGAGGTTTCTATTCTGGCGGTGTTATCGGCTCAATCACGGATTGGGTGCATAAGTACTACCCGATGATGACGATTACCTCGACGCTGCGCAATACTCCCGATTACCACGGTCAGGGCCTGGCGGTGGACTTCTCGAACGGCACGGATACCACGCCGCAGATGCAGTCTGCAGCCCAAAACCTGTTTAGCAACTACGGAAAAGGCTTGCTTGAGCTAATCCACTCACCGTTTAATCACAACGTCAAGCACGGCAAGGACGTGGGCGACGGCTTCGGTTTCTACGGCGCGGGGACAATGAACGAACACCGGAATCACGTTCACGTGGCCTCCCAGCAGCCGTTGGGTGACCCTAAAAATATGGTCGAGATGGTCTGGGATGGGGCCAAGGCCGTGTTCCGCTCCATCCGTGAAAGGGTCACTGACCTGTTCAACCCAATTATCGATAAAGTCAAAGGGAAAATCTCTGACTTTAATGCGCCTGGCATTATCGGCGGTCTCCCTAGTGCCTTCTTCGAGAAAATGTGGGGGTCGGCCAAGGATTTCATCCTCGGTAAGGCGGATGAGGCAAGTGAATATTCGGGCGCAGGAGGAATCTCGGGAAGCGCTGAGTCCTGGCGTGAGATGGCTATGGCGGCTATGCGCCGTCAGGGTTTCAATGCAGACGACCCGGCCCAGGTAAATGCGATGATTGCTCAGATTCAATCTGAATCTGGCGGTGACCCGAACCTCGCGCAGCAGATTGTAGATGTTAACGGTACTGGCGAATCCGCTGGTGTAGGTCTGCTGCAGATTATTCCGGGTACGTTCGAGGCTCACCGTGACCCTGAGCTGCCGGACGACCGCCGTGACCCGTGGGCGAATATGAATGCGTCGCTTCGTTACTATAAGTCCCAGTATGGTGATGATTTGACCACGATGTGGGGGCATGGCCACGGCTATGCCTCTGGCGGCATTGTCGAGCTGTCGAAGCTCTATGACCAGGGCGGTTGGCTGCCGCATGGCGGGTTTGCGCAGAACTTGTCGGGTAAGCCGGAGCCGGTGTTTACCGCATCGCAGTGGTCGAGCCTATCGGACATGGTTAACTCTCTGGGAGACCTTGTACCGGCGATTGAAAAGCAAACTAAGGTAATTGCTAAGACTGCTTCCGATGCGCAGGCCTGGTTGTCTAAGGCTGGTGATTACAACAGCATTGAGGGCATTAACGCCCGTCAGGGCGTGCGTCGAGTTCTTGATTTGGGTATTGACCTTCCCGGAGCTGACGTAATTAGGTCGGTTCTGGACGGTGAGGATGCCCTGTGGGATTCTCGTGCTCGAGCCGCTAAGAACATGGACGCCATCGTCGACAAAGAGAAGGCGCTCCAGGAGGCTCGCCAGGCCGCTGCTGAAGTACAGCAGAAACCTGTAGAGGTGTCCGAGGGCGACCAGAAGAAAATCGACGATGCGCAAAAAGCGCTGGATGATGCTAAGGCAGAACAGGCTAAGGCGTCGTCTGAAGCGGAGCGGGCTAAGGCTGCTGAAAAGGTAGCTAAGGCAGAAAAGAAACTCCAGGATACTCGCGAGGAGGTGGACAAGAGTTCGAAGGAGAACGCCCAAAAGCATGCCGAGGAGGTCGCTAAGGCTAACGATGCCGTAGCGAAGGCGGAGCAGGAACTGGTCGCTGCTAAGAAGCAGCAAGCCATGGACTTGGACAACATCGTTCTGGTATCCCAGGACCAGATTACTGGTGTTATTTCCATGGCGGAGAAATTTGCGGACCAGATGGTTAGTCTCGGTGTTCCTGCCGCTGCGGTAGGTGCTGGGTTAGCTCAGTTTACTGGCGGCCTGTCTGCCGTGGCGGCGTTTATTGGTCCTGCTGGTATCACTCTGGGTATGGCTCTTGACATGGTGAAGATTGCTATTTCTATCGTCAAGACGATTATTGATGCAATCAAGAAGCTGGTCGCTAAAGTTAAGGAGTTTATCGCTAAGGTTCGTAAGGCCCGTCTGGATTCGCTTAAGACGCTTGCTGATGGTTGGGCCATCGGTGCGGATTATGCGAAGCTAGTAGTGGACCTGCAGAGCAGAGTTACCTCGTTGCAGCAGGCTCTGATTCGTGGTGCTAATGAGCAGCGCGAAGCCGAGTACAACCTGATGCTGGCGCAGCATGACCGCTACATTGCGGAAGCAGAAGGGGCGCTGCAGGTTGCTGAGGCGCGTCTTGCTCTGGATGAGGAGATTCGACGCGGTGCGACTGCCGCGCAGCTGAAGATGATGGGTCTGCATGAGGACTGGGATTCCTACATGGCTTATCAGGCCTTGGAGGCTCAGGGTGTGCTTGAGGAGTGGTCGGATGCGGCTATTTCTGCGCTGTTTGCGTATGAGAAGGCACGCGCTGAGGCTTTGAAGGGTGAAGTTTCTGCCCGTCTTGACCAGATTAAGGCAGAAGCCGCCTTGGCTGAGGCGCAGCGTCAGAATGTGCGTAATCAGCAGGACCTGTTGAAGGCTCAGGAGCGTCTGATTCGCATGTCCGCCCAGGTGGCAGGCATTGAGTTGGAGGATGCTACTGGCACCGCCGAGATTGCGAAGCTCATGGTTGAAATGGCTGAGGTTAAGCAGTCCATGGACCAGAACAAGCTGGGTCGTGTGGGTGCTTTCCTGAATCTGCCGGGGTCTCGTTCTAATGAGTATCGTGGCCAGAAGTCTCACTATGATGCTTTGCAGCAGGCGCTTTTTGCGGTAGCTGGAGCAACTGGGGCAAACATCGACCAGGGCAACCTGGACCGCACGCTGAAACTGATGGGGCGTACTGCCTATCGTGGCGACGACCCGATGGATGTTTTGCGTGCACGTATGCCGGAGTTGGCGCAGGCTGAAATGGCACTACGAGTCAATGATGCGCTGAAGCCGATTTATGATGCTCGAGACCAGAGGGATGATTTAGCCCGACAGGTTGAGGACTTCACGTCTGAGGTTGACCTGTACGAGAAGACCACTCCGCTGGAGCACACGCTTAAGGGGCTGGACTACACGATTAAATCGTTGGAGCAGTCCTCTGAGGCGTGGGCTGATGGTAACGAGGAGCTACGCGGTGAGTATTTGGCTGCGGCTAAGGCGAATCGTGACGCGGCTGAGGCTGCTGGTGTGGATTGGAAGCTGGACTCGACTTACGCGAACGCGGGTGTCCGGGACCAGATTCGTCGTGAGACAACGATCCACCTTGATGGGGAGAAGATGTACACGGCGGACCAGATTGACGAGTTGTTAGCGGAGGTTACTGCCGGCACTAATGGTTCGTACAGGATTGTTAGGTCTGCTAGTGATGTTGCTGTTTCTCGCAGGAAGGAGCGGGTCTAATTGCTTAATGTGGTGTTGATTACCGCTCTGGGTGACGAGTGGCGACTGTCTGGCACTGACCAGGAGTCAGAGGTCCTTGCACCGTATGGAATGTTGGAGACGCTTAAGGCGGAAGTAACCCGGTCTGATTTGCAGGTCCCTGGTGGCGCTGGTGTGCTGCCGGGGGCGCGGCGTTTCGGGCCGATTTCTACGGTGCTGGAGTTCTACCTGAAAGCCCGTGAAGGTGAGGACCTGGAGGAGACGTACCGCAGGTTGCGTCAGGGGTGGGCTGCGGCGACGTGGTCTAACCCGTGCGTGATTAGCATCGAGTCGGATAACCCATTATCCCCGTTGACGTTTGAGCTTGTGGTGGATGGTGTGTTGCCGGGTGTTTCGGTTGATATGCGGCGGCGTTCTGCTGAGGTTCTGGCGGTGCCTGTTGTGTGTGCTGATGGTGTGGCTAAATCATCAGTGATGACCGGAAAAGAAACCGTCACAGTGACGAATCACGGTGATGTTAATGTATGGCCGAAAATCCGCTATCAGGGCGCTGGGGGAGTGGTAACTAACCCTTCTGGGGCGAAGTTCACCCTTCCTCGCGCCGCGGAGGAAACCATCATCGACCTTAACCCTAGTGTGCTCCGCTTGGAGGGCGCATTCCCTGAGAATGTGCCGCCGGGCGACACTGGGGTGTGGGTGTTGCCGGCGGGTGCGCAGCTCGAGTGGACACTCGGCGTTGCTGACCCGTGGAGCTAAAAAGAGGACTTTAAGCATTCGGAGGTGTGGTCCCGCCTCCCCTTTTTTATGACTAACTGAATTTTGTGAGGTGTGAGCGTGGCCGATTGGGCATCGTGGAAAAAGACCGTTGACTACACCGTTAAGACCCAGGGCCGCTGGTACGGAATTGGTGACGCGGACGGCACTCCGCTATTTACGCTTCCGATGCCGTCGGAGCCGGATACACCTGAGCAGTGGATGGACTCGGCAGACCTACAGGTCACGTTTCCTGCCCGTGAGCCTGCTGGGTCGGTGAGCCGCGCCGCTGAACTTCTGGTGATGGACGCCTTAGACAAGGTCGACCCATCCGGCCAATTGCCTACCGCCGAGGGAGACTACATGCTCCTAGCCGCGTTCCCTGGCCCTGGTGGCCGCGTGGTGCGCCGTGGTGGGGCAATTGTGCACGCCACCGCGAACGATGAGGACAATGATGGTATCCCGTCGGAAATTACAATCAACGCCCTGAATTGTATGGACGTGTGGCACACAATTCCGTCTGTGTCGTGGCCGGCCGCGTGGTGGAAAGCAGAACCCTACGAGGTGGGGTCGGATGAGTCCGGGATTGAGTATCAGCAGAAGCGACTGATGGCCCGTGTGGAGCTGGCAACGAACGCCATGTTTGTGTGGAAACACGGCCCCGCCGCATTCGTGATTCGCCGCTTGGCGCAGGAGTCCCTGGACGCGGTAATGAGGTCTCAGGAGGACCCGGACGGCGTGAAGTGGGTCGATGACCCCTACCACGTGGTGGAAGTGCCTGAGGAGGACACGTCGGCAGAGATTAGCCTGGAGGCCCGCGACGGATTCTTGTGGGAGACGGTGTCTAAGCAGGCGGAGAACGCCGGCGTGATTCTGGGTGCTTATATCTGGTGGCCGGGTGATGCGCCGGTTCGGTGCTGGTCTCAGGCCACATCGAGTATGAGTCCTGGGGATGTGGATATTACACCAACCGAGGGGGAATCATCTCGCACTCTGGGGTATCGGACTTTTGAGCACGCGATGATTGTGCTGACGGTGAAGGAGGTGGCCTAATTGGCTACACCGTATCTTATTGCTGACTCGGCGCAGGTAACGGTACTACGGTGCTTGGCCTCTACCGCGTTCGGTAAATATAGCTTAGCCCTACCCGAGGGCGTCGACCTTGAGGATGTGTACGAGCCTAGCGCGGCGGGTAATGAGCTGGCCTACGTATCCAGCCTTGGTAGTAACCGGCGCGTGGGTGGCATGTTCCGTCGATTCGTTAGGGCTGATGTGAATGTTACCGCCCAGGGTGAGGACATGGTTCCGGCGTCGGATGTGGAACGTGTTTTGGATGAGGCCGCGAAGCGTGTGTCGGGTGATTTCTTCCTCGAGTCGGATATTACTTTGGCGGGGCTTGGCCCGTGGGTGCCGATGGTGGATTTCCAGGTTGGGGATATTGCCAACGTGGAAATTTGGGGGCGTGTGGTGCCGCTGGCGGTGACGCGGATTGAGCCGAAGCGCACGGAACACTCTGATGAGGATTGGTCGGTGCACGTTGGTGGGCAGCTGCTTTCTGATTCTGAAGCCCGTCTGGCGGAGAACACGGACATTTACAACGCTGTGGTTAATGACCGTCGTGAGCTAGCTGGCCTGGATGGAAAAATTCGAACTGAGACTAACAACCGTAAAGCTGATGTGGAGTCGGTGCGTAGTGTTCTGACCGGAGAAGGAGAAGGCCAGGAGGATTTGCTGGCCTCCCTGGCGGGGCTGAATGAGCAGCTTCAAAAGACGCAGGCTTCCCCACAACCTGGTCTCATTCCTGCTTATATTGCGCTGAACACACGTTTGTGGGAGGTGCAGCAGGAGGTCAATGCGAAGAATGAGGAGTTTCAGCGCCTGACCGCTGAGCTTGATGCGCAGCAGTCGGAGCAGATTGAGCAGATTCAGGAGGTGCAGCGGCAGCAGGCGCTGGAATCCCAGGGTCGTATTCGTGAGCTGATGGCTACTCCTGGCGGTACGTCTGACCCGAATGTGAAGGTGGAGCGTCGGGATAATGGGGGATGGCTTTTTACCGTCTCGGACACGGTTGAGGGGGCGATGCTGCACGAGACGTGGTATAAGGGAACGTTTGGTGAGGGTGAGCGAATCACGGTGGACTGGGAATCTATACGGTTTATTGACAGTCCTGTTTTGTCGTTCAATCCGCCGCTTGAAACCCCATACATTTATTTGCGGTGGGCTGCTGCCCAGAAGAAGCAGGTCACTATTGACCGGCGTAGTGGTGCGGCGAATTTGTCTCGTAGTACGTGGTCGAGGATTTTGACTGTAGATGCGCCTGCTAAACCTGCGCGTCAGGTGGCTTTGCGCTTGAAGGTGACCTGGGGCGCTGCCACATATGACGATACTTACGGCATCCGTATCCGTGCAGGCGACAGAGTGCTGCAGGAGCGGATGATGGAGCATTTAGGGCCGGTGGCTTTCTGGGGTGATGGTCAGCGGTGGATGTCTGTGATGGTCTCCGGTGAGGAGGTTGACGCGGGGGAGGACATTACGGTTGAGGTTTATTCCACGGCGTCACTGGAAAATAGTCGTCGTGTGGACGAGGCGGAGCTTACTGGTACTTGGATTGAGGAGGTCTAATGCCAACTATTAAGGGTAATTTGTTGTTTGTGTCGTCGCGGGCGGCGCACGTGTCGGAGGTGTGGGTGCGTGCCCCGAGGGTGCGTACGCATTTTGAGGGTGTGGTCACGACGGGGAATGATAGGTTCCCGGTTACTGGTGGGGAAGTTAGCTTTACGGCTGTGCCCGGCCCCGCGGTGCTTGCGTTGATTTCGCAGGGCAGGGCGGTAGACACCATCCCGATTGTGGTTGGTGATGCCGGCACGCAGACCCTTCGCCAGGTGGTCAGTGCCGCGGAAATTGCGGACGATGCCACCAAGCGAGAAATTGAGAAGCTGGCTGCCCAGGCCATCGAGCTAGTGGACTCCTCTACAGAGAATGCCCGCAAGGCGCAAGATGGTGCTACCCGTGCTGAAACCGCGGCAAGCAACGCCAAGACCTCGGAAACTCGAGCTGCTTCGTCTGCTAGTGGGGCTAAGTCCTCCGCGAGTGAGGCATCGTCTAGCGCGTCCAAGGCGGCTACGTCGGAGCAGAATGCGGCTAAGTCTGCTAGTGCCGCTGCGGACTCAGCTAGCCAAGCGGCAGGCAGCGCTACCAGCGCTAAGCAGGATGCTGACCGTGCCGCGCAGATAGCGGATTCAACCTCGTGGGATGGTGACAAGCTCACCGTCAACGGTAAGACCAGCCCATCGCTTACCGGCCCTAAGGGTGATAGGGGAGACCAGGGACAGGATGGTAAGGATGGCGCGTCTACGTGGTCTGACATTACGGGCAAGCCCAGTACATTCCCACCCGCGGGGCATACGCACGAGGTGGGGGACGTGACGGGCCTGCTGGCGCGGTTCGGCGGAGGCAATGTGGCACCCCCCACGGCTGCGGGGGATTACTCGGTGGCCGTGGGGTCGAACGCGTCCGCTGCAGGACAACAGTCCGTAGCGCTGGGGAACAGGGCTACGGCGAGCGGGGGCTGGAGCGTAGCACTAGGTGACCGCGCCTCGGCCACGGAAATCTACTCGCAAGCGCTCACGGCATTCGCCACAGCCACGAAGAACCGCCACACCGTCATCGGCATCAGCGCGACCGACGAGAATATCCCCACCGACATTCAAGGCACCGTGGTCATTGGTAAGGCGGGTGTACCCGTCTACCTCGCGGGGCGTGACATTCTTGCCGAGCTGGAAACGGTAGTGCGGGAAGCGAAAGCCTACACGGACGCGCTCATCGTAGAGGGTGACACCAGTGCCACGGACGGCAAGCTACACATCGTCTACGAATAGGAGCAGGCATGCCTATTTATCATCAAGGCCGCAAGGCCAAAGAGGTGTGGCACCAGGGCCGCAAGGTCAAGGAAGTATGGCACATGGGGCGGAAAATCTACACGTCGTTCAAACCCCGTGTGCTCACCGTGACCATGAAACCGGGCGGGCTATTAAGCTCCCCCAGCTGGAACACCGGCTCCGTCACCGGCGACAGCACGCTCGTGCAGTCCATCACAGGAAACGGCCTGTATCTCGCGGAGAACGCCACCTACACCCGCACAGACGGGGCTGTTGACGGGCTGCGTTACGCCGACACCGGCGAATATATCTGGGAGAGGGACTTGGTACGTGCAGGTCAGAAACTTTTTGCTGACCCCGGTACCTACGTGTTCACGGAGACGCAGCGCAAACCCGTGGAGGTCATGTTCCGAACACCGGGGAGCTGGGAAGCGAGGGACTGGTTGCGCGGGAAGCTCGAAGAATACGGGGAGAATTACGAGACCGTGACGGAGTTGCCGTTCGACATTGACTCTAGCGGCACGGTCGGCATGCACGCCATGTTCAGCGGCTGCGCCGCGCTTAAGACGGTGCCCATGTTGGACACCAGCAACGTCACGAACATGAACAACATGTTCCGGGGCTGCTCGTCGCTCACGTCGGTGCCACAGATGGACACGTCGCAGGTCACGGACATGGAATACATGTTCAACGGCTGCTCGTCGCTCACCGACGGCAACGTGACCCTGACCGTCAAACGCGAAGGCGCAAGCACCTACAACATGATCTCCGGCTCCGGTCTGACCCGCGAGCCGTTCCTCACCATCGAATAAGGAGAAAATCGTGACACTGAAAGACAATATTAAATCCCTCTCTGATGGGGAATTTGCCCAGCTGAAAGCGTGGATTGTTACTACTGAAACCGACCGGCGTGCAGCACAACCTGCGGTTGATAAAGCCCAGTCCGACATCGTCACCGAGCTGCAGGAGTCAGGCAAGCTGGAAAAGCCGGAGTCTGTAACTGAGGTTGAGGCTAAGGCGGATGTGGATGCGGTGCCGGAGTGGAAGAACCCAGGCACCCGGCACGACCTCATGTATCACTTTGGTGATGTGGTGCGTTATGACGGACAGCTTGTACGCTCCACCCATCAAGGCCTGAACCACTGGGAACCAGGCACCCTCGCTTTCGACGGTCGTATTTGGGAAATCCTGGAAACAGAGGAACCCGAAGAAACCCCAGACGAACCGGAGACTGAGGAGGTCACCGAGCAGCCAGACACCCCAGCATGGCAGCCCGGCATCGCCGTCAACCCCGGCCAAAAATACACCCACAACGGCAACACCTACGAAGTAATCCAGGCCCACACCACCCAACAGGGTTGGGAACCACCCGCCGTTCCCGCACTCTGGAAGAAACTCTAAACACACACCCACTAGCCCCCGTTGACCGCCAAGGCCGCGGGGGTTAACTCATGCTCAAAAGGAGGCACAGCATGGACTGGAAGAACGTAGAGCCGGATAAATACAACCTGCTCAGAAAGAACTACACACCAGGCAGGGGCGGGGCAAAAATTGAGTTCGTCACCCTGCACCACATGGCCATGATTGGCGACGTAGACGACTGCGTAAGGGTCTGGCAAGACCGCCCCGCAAGCGCCCACTACGCCATCTCCCCAACCGGAATGATTGGCCAAGCCGTCAATGACGTGGATACCGCTTGGTCCAACGCGAACCTGTGGTCTAATCAACGCTCCATCAGTATCGAGCATTCTAACAGTGCAGGCCCCGACCAGGACTGGCCTATCAGCGAGGCCACCAGAGAAGCGGGTGCACACCTAGTAGCCGCACTGTGCCGCTACTACAAACTAGGCAGGCCAGAGTCAGGCAAAAACGTCCGGTTCCACAGTGTGGAGTCCGGTGGTTCCACCGCCTGCCCGTACCACCTGCGCCCCGGCCACAAGTACCACGACCAATACATTCGCCGCGCCCAGTACTGGTATGACCAGATGACCACCGGTAAGACCTCCACGGCTAAGCCGGTGAAGAAAGAAAGCAAGGGGATAACCATGAACACTGTTGACCAAGTCAACGCCCACACCAGGGCATTCATCACGGGGTTTTTCACTCCGCAATTTGACGCAATTCAAGAAATTTGGCGACAACTTCGAGGCCCGTCGGGAAACGGCTGGCCCCAACTGGGACAGAACGACAAGGGCCAGAATCTCACGTTGGTGGACGCGGTGGCAAGCATCCGCCACCAGCTCGCGCAGATTCAAGCAGACCTAGACGAATTGAAGCGGAGGAAGAAATAATGGGAAAGCACTATAAGAATCCGGTATTTACGGCCGTGTCGGAGCAGGTTGCGGAGGCTGTTGCGGTTGAGTTGCAGGAGCAGCCGTGGTGGCGGCGATACAAGGGAACCATAATGCTCATTTTGCAGGCTGTGGCGTGGATTGCTGGTGCTCTGCCGGTCTACCTGGCGGACGCACCAGAATGGACAGTACTACTCATCGGTGGCATTGGTTTCTTTGTCACCACCCTGACTAATCGCCTCACCGTTGATGGTGTCACCCCAAGCATGGCACCACGCCTAGCAGGCCAAGCAGAGCGCCGCGAAGCAGCAGAAGCACCCAACAGTCTCCCGGTCTACAATGGCCCCACCACCGCTGGGGAGTGAGTATGGATTGGGGAAGATTTAAGCGCCGCGCCTCCCGTTGGCTCGTATCCGACGCAGCCGGGCTGTTGATTCTGGGAAGTATTTCCATCGCTCGTGGCATGTCCTACACGCCCTTGCTGGTGAACCCGGAGCGCAGGCCGACGCACTTTATGGAGAGTGTGCTTAACCCACCGTCGTGGGCGGTGGTGTGGATTCTCATGGGTGCGCTGTGCCTATGCGCGGTCAAGTGGCGAAGGCTCGTGCCTGCTGCTGTAGGTGCTGTTGTGGGGATGCATTCCATGTGGGCGTTGAGTTTCATTTTCGCCACGATTTTCGGTGACCACACCCGCGCTTGGGTATCGGCCCTCGGCTACATCGGTATCGCCACCATGACCCTCTACGCCTACGCACGCGGGCAGAGTAATGAGATGAAGCTGGTCGATGGGAGGTGACGGGCATGCCCGTAGACGGGCCGCTGGCAACCATCATCGTCGGCGTGATTGGCGTGCTCGGCACCCTGATAGGTACTCACCTGACGGAGAAAAGCCAGAAGAAAAAGACGGAAATCGAGGCCCGAGGACCCGAGTGGGAATCATTCACTAATAGCATTCGTGAGTGGACGAATGAGCAGCTGGCAGCCCGCGACAAGTCCATCAATGAGATGCGGGGCGAGATTGCGGAACTGCGCGACAAACTGGAGGTGTGGAAAAGCCGGTACTTTATCGCCGTGAACCACATTAGGCAGTGGAGAACCCACCACCCGGAGAGCGTGGCTGATTTGCCGATTCCTGACGAGCTAGAGAACGATTTCTAG